AGTCTTACCAGTTCCAGGTGGACCAATCAACAGTAGGATATTTGCTGAGGATGCCATGTAGCGTTCATAATATTCACCAAGAGATTCACCTTCAAGGAATGGATACATTTCATCAACTGGGAGACGATCGCGATTCAATGGAACATTAACAGAAGCGCCATCGCTACCGTAAACCCACTCAATATGAGAAGTAACAATATCAAACTTAGATTCAACAAGAGCAACAATAGCATCACCAAAGTCAGAATCACCATAAGCACGAACTGATGTTGTATTGCTATTAACATCAAACCTAATATAATTATTAGTATCACGTTCAATGATAAGACCATTAGAAGAATTACCTTGGACATGAAGGTCTTTCTCAAAGGTAATTTCTGCCCACTCAGCCCATTGCTCTCTATTACAAAGAACACTTGTTTCGCGATGAATGGTACGTTGGCCAGCTTCAACACGACGCTTCAAGATTTCTGAAGTAATCAAGTCATCAAAATCACTAACACCTAAAAAGATTTTTTCGTTTGTTGTTTCGTTCATAATTTTATTCAAATCAAATTGATTGTCAAATGCATCCCAAGGGAATTTCTTGAGAGTTCGTTTATTTTTGCGATTCTTGTTCCGTGAGCGAATCGGAGGATAGTTGCGATAACTCACCCTCGCTCCCTTGCTCAATTCCGCTATCCAATCCGTTATCGATCGTGTCATCTATCACCTCATCATCTATAAATGCGTTCAATGTATTTTCCATTTTCTTCTTGGCAGCTTTTTCTTTTTTCCTGCCAATGAAATCATCAAACGTGCTATTGTTTTGCATAAATTCAAGATAAGCATTGTGGAATTCTCCAGTCTCATCATGTTCTTGAAGTTCAAACATTTCAAAGGGCATGTTCTGAATCAACTTACCTTTAATATAAGATTGTTTCTTTTCTTTGGCTATGCGTCTTAAAAATGCGTAGTAAATAATTTGCGTAAAGTAAGCAAAAGGATTGCTTGATTTAGCAGGATCAAAGTTATCTATATACTGAATACAGTTTTCAATCCCATCAAGAATCATATCATCACGATACGAGTAGTTAATAAAATTCGGCTTATATGATAAGTGAGTTGCGATCTTTAAGATGCACTCTCCGATATAGTTACTAATGACTGGCTTTGGTAAACCATTCTCTTCAGCATGTTTAACTTTTTCTTTCATCTCAACAATTGCTGCGAGAAAGTCTTTATTGTTTACGTAGTGAGCCATAGCATTATTTGCTTCCTTAAATTAATAACATATCCATAGTATACCCTATAAAAACAAAAAAGGCAAACTTCATTTAACTTGCATCTTGCAGTTATTTAAATTTGCCTTTACGCTCATACATGGGTATAATAAACCATGTGGGGTTTGATATAAGTGATTAGTGCTTAGTATCGTTTCCTTCAATGAAACAACCTTCTGGTTCTTCTTTCTCCTCCACGGAGATCCCAGTAATTCCCTCAAGCATTTGTATTCTACGAATTGCTTCTTCTCTTGAGATCTCTCCTGTATCTCCCCAATCCAAATCTTCAGCACGTTTCTGTGTACGCAAGGCAGGACTATTTTCGTGTTCTTTTACAATTCTTAGATAGTGGGGAATCATTGTAGCCAGTAATGGTTTAATAAAGATTACGTTTCGTTTCTCAATATCAAAAACATTGTCACCTGTAAATTGGCAATAAGGATGAGCAGTAACGTGCTCTCTACCTTCACTTACAACAGGTATAGTTCTGATAATCATAGGATCTAATATTTGGATATGAGTTGCATCTTCTTGCTCAAGGATACCCATGAGTTGTTCGCCAGTGCTTAGTTTCAACACTATATACGATTCGTTATTAATTAGCATAAATCAACCTCGACAAGTTTGATTTTAAACTCTTCTTCAGCGTAAGTTTTATAACGCTCTGCTGCATGATTAAGCGTATGATTCTTCCAAGACTTCCAATGTAAGTCATCGGCAAGATCAAATAAGTTGCAAGTTGTTTTACCGTCTTTTAATCTTAGACCACGACCAATACTTTGCAGGTTACGAATCTTGGATTTACTTGGCGATGCAAAAATGACATTCTCGAGAGACGGTATATTGATTCCAGTGGAGAATGTGCCAAAACTAGCAATAATAATAGCATCGCTTTCGCCTTCTGTAATGTGACGAATTGCTTCTCTATCAGTTGTTTCAGTTCCACCATATACAAAAAATATTTTCCTCTTATCGTGTACTTTATTTTTAATAAGGTCGTAAAGAACTTTACCGTGCTTTTCAACGTATTGAAAAAGAACTAGCGTATTACCTTTAGAATTTACTGCCAAGTTTCGGATAAACTTATTTCTTGGTTCACAAGATACAAGCCAGTCCATTTCTTCTTGGTACGTTTTGTTTTTGCGTTCTTTACGAATCTCTTCGTTATATTTTAGTAGTACACACATAATATTTAGTTCAGCAAGTTTCCCACTATCCATTAGTTTCTTAGTAGTGGTAACTCTGTGAACTGGACCAAACACACCCTCAAGAACTAATTTATGAATCTTCTTGTTATCAAGTGTTCCTGTTGTACCAATACGGTACTTAATTGAATCCATCTTTTCCATAACACCAGTGAGGGATTTGGCTTTAAATTGATGGGCTTCATCACCAAAAATAACATTGAACTGTTTGAACCAAGATTTTGGTTGTAGATAAACCGACTGCCAAGTTGTAATTAGAACATCTTTGGTAATATCTTTAGTAAACCCAGAGTAGAGTTTTTGACAATGTTCTTTTACTGGCCAATTATTTGCGCTAGAATAATCCTCAAAGTCAGTGTACAGTTGTTCAACTAATGATGTTGTTGGAACAATAATAATACACTTGCGATTATTTTCTAAATGCCACCTAAGAATTGAATAGATGATTAACGATTTGCCTGACGCTGTTGGTGATAAGAGTAATACTCGTTCATCATTGATTGCTTTATGGATTGCATCACATTGGTAGTCACGTACTGTGATGGCTTCATTTTTTGATTGTGGATTGAGTGTTTCGACCCATCGTTCAACGTCACTGTAAACGATACTATTTTGTACGAAGTCGGTTGGGTTAACATATTGTATTTCATAGTGATTCCTTTCGGCAAATTCTTTAACATAATTAAGTAAACCAATATAAAGTGTTTTACGTATTACATCATATAAGCGTACTTTTCCATCCCACAACCTAGCACGAAATTGTGGCGTAAATCTAGCACCTGGATATTCATACGTGAAGAAGTCGCCCAACTCTTGCTCAATGCTTGGGTCAGAAAATATGCGAACATAGACTTCATCTAACTTTTCAATTTTAATCATTACATTCCAGCTAGGAATTTCTTCCATTCAACAGCAGTTTTAATTTGCCAGTCTCTTGCTTTAATTTGACCAAGAACTGACTCAAGGAAATATATCATTGTTTCAAGATAATCAATTTTAACACGCATTACATTTAATTCAGTATCGCCTTGGAGGAATTCATCCATCTCATTCTTAAGTGGCTTGACACCTTGCCATTGTTCCCAACCAAGCGATGTTAATTCATCACGTGATAGTTCACCACGATACAAACGGAATTTATTTTTACGGAGGATATTATAATCAGAACCCAACTTAGTATGTTTGAGTTTGATGTTGACAAGTAGTTTTAAATACTTAGCGTGAAGTTTAGGGGTAGCTGTAGTGGTTTCACCAAGATAATTATCATCTATTTGGCAATCAATGTCCCACTGTTCCTGCAATTGTTCTATATTCATAATAACCTCAAAATAACATTATACTATAATTCTGCAATAAAGTCAAATTAATTATGCAAACTTATAATGTCCAAATTTAAATGTTGCAGTTCCAATTAGATAGTTAACACCATCATTGGTAGAAGAAAATGTAAGAGTTTCTAAAGATGTTGGGAAACAATCAAAAAAGGTAACACTTCTAACAGGGTTATTGTTAGAATCTAATACTTGCAGAGTAGCATCAGATAAAGTTTTTGCAAGTTCACCATACTGAGTATTATCATTGGCAAGCAAAGTTGTATATTGCGTATATGATTCAGGGAAACCTAAAGCAACAATCCAATTATAGATTACATTATAGTTTAACATTTCTTCATCAATCAAGAACTGAACCGTAAGTGGATCATACGAGAGTGTATCTCCAGGTAGTGGTTGAGTTGAGAATGGTGTGGAGAAAGTAGGATCACCTAACATGATGCCAGGAATAACTGCTTGTTGGCAAAAGAATGTAACATTCGGCACTTTAGATATACTAAAGTTGAACCCATTTGGCGATAGTGGATTTAATCCAGCTGGAATAGATATAGTCATATTATTATTTAGGAAGAAAAAAAGGGGAACCGAAGTCCCCCTTTTAAATACCGCTTCTATGTCGGCTTAGTAGCCAACTCGATGATTACATCAAGTTAGTAACTTTTACGCGACGGTAGTAGTAGTTCTCGTTAGCAGTTAGACCGCCAGTACCATCCAATGAAACGAATGGGTTAGCAACCATGCCATAACGAGTCTTGAAACCAATCTTTGGTTGGAAGCTGTTAGGATCAACAGCACGAACCATTTGTAGAGGTACGTATGGGCAGTAGAACAAACCAGCATCAAACGCTGACTGACCTTTGTAGCCAACAACGAAGAACTGTTGTGCTTGTACGTTAGCAGTATATGGGTCAACATATACTTTGTACTTGCCATTTAGAACACCAGCGAAAGTAGTAGAAGTATCATCTACGTTCAAGTTATTCTTACCAGACAAGCCAGAAGAATAGTCAAGAACGCCAGCCATTGCTAGAGCAGAAGCAACGTCAGCTGAAGTGATGATAAAGTTACCACGACCACGACGAGTTTGTTGACCGATAGCATTGGCTTCACGTTCGATTTGGAACATTAGACCTTTGAATTTTTCAACAGACCAACGACCATTAGAGTCAACGTCAAGGTCAAAAGTACCAGCAGTAGCAGTACCAACTTGAGCACCTGGCTTAGCAGTTGTGTAAACAGTACGAACAACTTCACGGTTAATCTCAGCAAGAATCTCAGTAGAGAGAATGTTGCTTAGTTCACCCTCAGCGTCAAGACCATGAACAGCCTTCAAGTCTTGTGCTAGTTCAACTGAGTATTCAGCTTTCAAAGCACGAGTCTTAGCAGTTACAGAAGTCTTTTCGATTGAGAAAGCCATTTGACCGAAAGAACCATCACCAGTTCCACCTTGACCTAGACGTTCAGCTGCAGAAGTAGCCAAGCCAGTACCAGTAGTGTAAGAAGTGAATGGGTCAGTGTTAGCAGCAGCAGAGTGAGTGCCAGTACCAGAGAAGTCTGTATCAGCTTCGTTGAACAACGCTTCAGTACCACCTTGAGTGCTGTAACGTGATTTCATTGCGAAGATTAGACCAGTTGGCTGAGTCATTGGTTGTACACCAGCGATATCATAAGCGATAAGTTGTGGCATTGCACGACGTACCAATGAGATCAATACTGGGTCAAACTTAGCGATACCGCCAGTGTCACCGTATGAACCAACAGAGTTAGTTGGAGCAGTTTCGAAAAGAGCTTCTTGTTGCTTGCCCATTTCGCGTTCTTGGTTTTCTAGAAGAACAGCAGTTACTTCACGCTTGTAAGCGGATTCGATAGGAGCAGAACCCTCGTGATTTAACACGGGAGCCCATTTTTCCATTAATTGTTTGCGATCCATTTTGGATTTCCTTTAAATTAAAATTTATTTATTGTTGAGAGCTGATAAGTAAGCAGACATTTTAGGATCTACTTTCTTTGAGCCAGCTTCAGTAATTACTTCAACTGGAGTATCAGTTACAACAGATGTTACACCTGATGTAGTTTTAGTAGTGAAATAAGATTCACGTAAAGTCTTGACTTTAGTTTCATAAGTTTCAGCATCATCGAAAGTTACTTCAGCAACTAGACCAGCAAACTTTTCAGCTTCTGTGTCAGTTAAACCTTCGCTAACTGTTTTAACGATTTCGTTACGCTTTGCTTCGTTAACTGATTTAGTCAACTCAACATTGGCAGCAACTTGCTCGTCAATCTTAGACTTAAGATCACTGATTTCTGTTTCCATCTCGCCAAGTAGGTCATACTTTTCTTCTGGAACATCAATATAGTGTTCTTCGAATAGTCCTTTCAGACCATCAACGAAACTTTCTAATATATCAGACTTAATACCACGCTCAAGGGCGATTTCATTCTGTGTCATCCACTGCTCAGCAATATAGCCGAGGTATCCATCAACTTGTTCAACAATACCCTCAATTTCTTCAGCAACAGTAGTAGCTACTTTTGCTTCGAACTCTTCTTCTAAACGTGTAACTTCAGCAGTTACACGGGACATAACAGCAGCTTCGAAAATCGTAGCAGCTTTAGTCTTAAATTCTTCAGATAGATCATCAGCGCCAAACATAGCGTCTAGATCTTCTTTCATACCTTTGATAGCATCACCTTTGCGGACAACAGCTTGGTCGCCAGCTTCTGCGCTGCTGTTAGCTGGGTTAGACTTCTTAGAAGTACCACCTTCAGCTTCTTTTTCATTGTCCACGTTATTACGTGCATTATCAGGATTAGGTGTTTCACCACCATTTGGAACTGGGTTACCAGTGCGAATTACAGCTTGGTCGCCAGCTTCAGCATTTTCTTTAGTAGATTTGCTACCACCTTCTGCGCCTGCAAACTTGGCTTCGTCTAATTGTTTCTGTTTAGACTCAGCTAAAATTTCAGCGATTTTTTGTTCGATTGACATCTATGTTCTCCTAACTGGATAGTTCTATGATTTATTTATATTTTATCTGATTTTACTCAGAAAGTGTTGGAAAGCCTGTATCTTTGCTTCCTCTAGATTTCTAGAAGAAGTTTTCTTAATGAAAGATCTTACCTCTTCAATATTTTGCTCCACAAACTTTCCATCAACAAATGTCCATTCCTTACCTTCCATAATCCCACGTACATAAGCATCGGGGGCTGAAGGATCGGCGACGATATCTGCTGCAGTAGACAGCATGAAATCATCCTGAACAATTTGAACACCTTCGTTGTTAGTCTTAAGTGAACCCATTGCTCTTGAAGACACACCAAGGTTTGCGCCACCTTCTAAAAGACCTTTAGCGATTTGACCCATTGGAGTATCTAAAATCTTAGCACGACCAATATAGTTCGTACCTTCTTTACGTAGAGAAGTAATCATATGTGATACGCGATCAAGGTTAATACCTGGACCATCTGGGTGACCTAATTCACCGTATGCACGATTTTTCTCAACAGCTTCTTTAATATAACGACTAACCTCACGATCCATTGTACTTTCTTTGTACATACGACCATTGCGGTTAGTAATTTCTGATTGAAGGAAAATGCCTTCAATAAAGTATTGTTTTGGTTTGCCTAGTTTTTCTTCAACGATTACGTTGGTGGTGTCGTAGACTTCTCTAATTAGTTTCATAGTTAGACCTTATCTGGAGAACCACTAATTGTGGTAGAAGCGCCAACACGAGTAACATCGTCGTAAGCACCGTAAGTAGCGTCTTCGACTTTAGTATTCCAACCAGCAATTTTACGTAGAACTAGATAACCAGTTGACGCAGCACCTGTTGTAGTGATAACAATATTGGAAGTATTTTGAATGCTATCACTAATACCATTTTGCGTTAAATCTAATACTGGAGCATTTTCTGGAGCAGCTGCTAAGATAGTAACACTGTTTCTTACAACTGTTACGCCACCAGTTAATAAACCAGAAGCAATGAACTTAACAATGTTTACTGTTGGAGTATCAGAATTCCTTGCTTGAGTAGTAGCAGCTAATGTAGAGATATCAATGGTTGCGGCAGTGTCAACTGAACTACCTTCATACTTAATGATAGTCTCTAGGTTTGTATTTCTAATTATTGTGGTTCTAGTGGCAGCCATTTTATTCCTCTATTTGTTCAAGCACATGAAAGAAGTTCTCTTTTGACTCTCTCATATACTCGATAATCTCTATTTGATTACCTAATAACTTATTTAGGATATCTTGTGTATCTTCGTTTATTGCAACGGTAGAACTATCAGCAAGTACGTAGTGAAGTTTACCTTCAACAACTCTATCAAGTTTATTCAATGAACGAATTTTTTGAACTACTGGATCAACACTAAAAATATTAGAAGAAGCAAGTTCTACGTATGACTCTATTAATGTATCAGTAACTTTGATATCGTGATATTCTTTAATAATACTAGCCACAGTATTTTCCGAAATTTCTTGATATGTTTCTTTTGTAATCTTATCGGCTAGTTGGTGCGTATCGTAATCTTCTTTAATATAATTTCTTGCTTCTTCAATCGTTTTAAATTCAGTATTTAAACCATTGATTAAAATCTTACCTTCTTCAGTCAATTCGATTAACTGAAGATAGGATCTAACACTTTCAACAATGTTAGACTTTCTAAGAGAAGACTTTAATTCGTAGTATTTCATTCTTCTTCAGATGTTGGTTCTTCTTGTTTAAACATAGTTTGCGCAACATCAGAACGCATATCTTCTAAACGATCAGAAATCTTTTCTGCCATGGCAGCGTTAAACTCAGTTTCAATACCTGTAGCGTCTTTGTTAATAATTGCTGCTACTAAATCTAGTGTGCTCATAATATCTCCTTATTGACCATTTGGTGTTGGCGCATCAGCAGTTGGTGCTTCAGTAGCCTGAGGTGCGTTTGCTTGCAGGTAGTTCTGTTGAGCAGCTTGTGTAACACCAGCTAGAACACCTGTGCGCTCGGCATCATTTTCGTGTTCTTTCTCATCAGCATCCATTTGCTTCTGCATCTCATTAATTTCATCTTCAGTAAGTTGAAGAACATTTTTGCGAACCCAATCCATAGAGTAGAATCTACCTAGATATGGTTCAATCATTTGTAAGGTATTAACACGACCCAACAAAATCTCATTATCCTTTAACTCAGCATAATGATTGTCTTCAACATAATTATAACGAATATCTTGTTTAATTAAGTCCCACTCTTCTGGGCGAATAATATTTTTAGCTACTAACTGAACATATAATGCGTCAGTAAAAATTGTAGAAAACTTAGTGCGAAGTCTTACAATAAACTTATTAAACTTAACTTCATCACGACTAATTTCTTGAGCACGTCCAATACTAAAACCACCATCTTGTTGAAGGCGACCGATTGGCACGTTCAATGCACGATATAGTTTCTGTTGGAAGTATTCAATGTCTTGGATCTCACCAAGATTTTGTCCACCTGGAAGTGTGGTAATTTCAGTACCCTTACCACCTTCACGACGTGGCATCCAGAAGTCTTCCATCATTGACAAGTGGCGACGGTCATCACGAACCTCGCCTGTCGTTGCATCATAAACAATTTTGTTGCGGAACTTGTTCATGATATCATTGACGTATTGTTCAGCTTTTACTTTAGGTAAGTTACCTACGTCAACATAAAAAATTCTGCGTTCAGGAGCACGAGAGATACGATAGATTACTAATGAATCTTCAATCATCTTTAACTGGTTAGTTGGCTTAATTGCTTTATGCAAATAAGACATCATCATACCAGAGTTCGCATCCAAGAAACCAGATGGAGCATAAACAACTGAATCTAAGGATAACTTAACACCTTGTGTTGTTTGCTCAGTAATACCTTTGTCATTGTAAAGATAGTATTCTTGTACTTCTTTAACAACCTCAACACCTTGAGGAGTTCTTGACTTAACTACATTTTTAATCCTGCGAATCTTACGTGGATCAATGTAGCGTAACTCAACAATTCCTTGCTTCAAATTCTTATCATCTAATAGTACATGATAGTAAACACGACCATCAACATACCAAGAACGGAAAATCTCATGACCACGTTCATGGAACTTTAATAGTTTCAATATTTCATCAAACTCAGCACGAATTTTTTTCTTGATAGAATCAGAAACTTCAACGTCATCTAGATTAATAGTAACTGTTTGATCTTCTTCATCATAAACAATTGCTTCACTAACGATGTCTTCAATTGCGCCATCACAGTCACTGTAAGTGGCAACTTCACGATAGCGACGGATTAGGTCGTTTTCGTTTTTAATAACACCATCTAGATCCATGACCATACCGTAGTAACCACCAGCATTTACGCCAGTGTTAACTACGGTCGATCCATCTTGCGGATTAGGAGAGACAATACTGTCTAACTCCTTTTCCTTTTTACGTAATATCTCAAATCCAAATAACTGCATTATATAAAACCCTCAGGTTATTTAATATTAAAGTGGGAAGCTACCAACTGGAGTATCAATAGAAACATTAACTCCAAATCCAGCAGCAGCACCAGTAGCAGATGTAAAGAAGTTGTATTGGAACTCTACATCGAACTGTTCAATAGCATTTTGTTGTTCGTAATCTAAACCGATTGCAGAAACAGTAGTTGGGTAAGCATCAACAAACTTATAGGTCTTGATGATTGAACCACTACGATCTAATTGATGAACTTGCAAGTCAACTTGGTAATCTTCAGGATTAACACGACCAGAAGTAGTGTCATAGTTCTGAATACCAGATTGCCATTGCTCTAGTGCATTACGGATACCAAAAGTAGTATCGTTGTAAATAGTCACAGTCCATGGTTGGAAAGTACGCTCACCAGCAAAGTTCACTGGGCGACCACGATAAAGAACACCAATGTTCTCAATAGTGGAAGCAGGTAACTGAGCAGCTTTACACAAGAACTGTGCACGCTGACCAGCTACTGGACCAAGTGTAACGAAACTTGGGAAAGTAAGTTCAACACGGAATTGATTTGGGCGAGCACCGCCACCCAACATCTGCGCTTTAAAATCAGCAATATTTGCCATTTAATTCTCCTTAATTCTTTCTATATTTATCTACTATTAAGCACCGATTTCAGTAAAGCTGATAGAAGAACGAGCAGCGATAAAGTTCAGAGTAATGTAGTTAATAGAACGATTTGGTTTAACGTAGATGTCAGCAACAAAGTTATTAGAATCAATAACTTCACCAGTGTTATTTGTACCATCACAAACAACCTTGAAGTCAGTGATACCACGACGACCTTGTACATTACGTAAGAATGGTTCTACTAGGTTACGGAACTGGGCTTGAGTAAAGCTGTCGTTGAATTCGAACAACTGGAACTTAGCAGCAGTTGCAATTGCTTTTTCCATAACGATAAACAAGCGACGTACGTTAATACGATCGAAAGCAGATGGTTTAGCAAGCAATGTCTTGTCACCGAATAACACAGTACCTTCACCTGGGAAAGTAACAACTGGGTTAACACCAGCAGCGTAAAGCACATCACGATCTGCTTTAGTTGGGTTAATAGCCAATTTAACTACGTTCTTAATCTGACCACGATTTAGACCACCTGGAGAGAACCAAGGATCATTAGTGTTATCAGTACGAGCACATAGACCAGCAACGTCACCATTTAGCGGAACGAAACGATATACGTCATTATAACGATCGTATTGGTATTTGTAACCAGAGTCCATTACAGCATATGAAGAACTTGGTAGTAAATCACGGTATGCTTTAATAGCAGTAGTAGCAGTAGAACCAGTACCAGTGATAACTTCACCAGTGCTTGTATTCTGTGGGGATACAAACGCTACGCAGTCAAGACGTGTTTCGCAGATGTTAGAAATAACATAGTTAGCAACAGTTGAAGTTGCAGCGCCAACTGGAACTAGAGAGATGTCATATGTTGCATCATCAGCAAACAATGCCCATGCGTTCATTACGTTTGCATCAGAAGCTGCTAAATCATCAACACCACCAGATAGTGAGCGACCAAGAGGAGCAGATAAGTTAACAAAAGTCTTAGCTGCAGCAGTAGTGCCCCAGTTTGTTCCAGGTGCTGGGTGATCCATCCAGTAAACATACTTAGACTCGCTGTTAATTACGTTCTTGTAGTAAGAAGATGAACCATCTGCACGTTTAGCATCAGATGCTTTAGAAACATAAGCAAATTTTTCTAGAACAGTTCCAGGAGTACCAGTCCATAGACCATCTTCATCAATAACGATTACGTGAACTTCATCATTAGTACCACCAACGCTAGTAGCGTATGTAGAAGTAGATGGAGCAGTATTAAAGTTTGCTGCCCATGTCCAAGTAGAGAAACCTACTGAATCACAGATAGAAACTAATAGAGAGTTACCTAGAGAACCTGGATACTTAGCAGCAAACTCACCAACAGTACCAGCACCGCTAGCAAAAGAGTTTAGATAATCAGTGCTGTTATTAATTTTAACACCACCAGTTGTTACGGCAGCAGTAAAAGCAGCACCAGTACCAGCACCGCCAGTTAAAGTAACTGTAGGAGCAGAAGTATAACCAGTACCAGCATTAGTAATAGTAATACCAGTAACTGTAGAAGTAGAAATAGTAATTGAACCGATAGTAGCACCAGTACCAGAACCTACGTTACCAAGAGTAGCAGTTGGAGCAGAAGTATAACCAGTACCAGCATTAGTAATAGTAATAGAAGCTACAGCGCCAGAAGTAACAGTAACTGTACCAGTAGCAGTAACACCACCAGCAACTTGTGGTGCGCTAAAAGTAACGATAACACCAGAAACGTAACCAGTACCACCAGCAGAAACAGTTACAGCAGTAATTACACCACTAGAAACTGTAAGAGTACCAGTAGCAGTAGTACCACCAGCAACTTGAGGTGCGCTAAAAGTAATTGTTGGAGATGTGTAACCAGTACCGCCAGCAGAAACAGTTGCTGC